ACTTTATCTGCAATGTATTGATAGGCCAACACAGCAGCGATGTGTGCATTGCTTTCTTTGTTGATTGGCTCAGGGTCGAACAAGATTTGCATCTCAAGACCACCGTCATTGTTGTCGGTAAAAATGATGGTGGCTTTATTCATTTGGTTTTCCTTGTTGATGTTTACGACCCGGTCCGGTCTTGCGATAGCTAGACTGCTTACCTTTGCTGTGCATGAACAGCTTAGGAACGTCTACGCCTAGCAACGCATAGATCGTTTGTGCTTCATTAAGTTGCATAAGTATGCTCCTTTAGTTGATGGATAGGAAGGTTGTAACAATTGCTCTTAACTACATAGCCATTGTCGGGATCGATTGTACCCTTAGTCAGATACTTTGCGTCAAGCATATATTGTTTTTTATCATATACACCTAAGAACCAACCAATGCTGAAGTCGTTCTTGACCCGAACGAAAGCATAGTAGTCACACTCTTGGGTTGTATTTAACGCAGCAATAGAACACTCATAGGTGTCAAGAGGCTTAACAGAAGTCTGTTTAGTCTTCACATCCACTGTCTTACCATTGCTTAGAACTAGGTCATATTCATAGGTGTTAGCGAGTACACCACCCATGACCTGTTGAGCAATAGCTTCACCCAAGAAGCCAGCTAAGTTGCCTGCCCCACTGATGATGCTATTGCGTAGCTTACCCATCTCTGCCGCTTTGTCTCGGGCTGTGACGAGCATGTCGCCTGTGATGACTACCTCAATCATTCTTCTTCTCAGGTACCAGTTCACCGATTTGGTCGAACTCACCAAGATAGATTTTAAGGAACGGCAACATTAAGATGATGCCGCTAAAGGCATGCAACGTATCGTGCCTGTCACCAGTGTCAACAATGTGACAAATGTCTTCGTTGTATTCAATGTCAAAGCCGAAGCCGTGGCGCAAGTTAATGACTAACATTATTGACGATCCTCATAGAGTGTTTTTGCGATGATGTAATTCTTGACCAAGCTGCTTCGGACAATATCGTCCATACCAAATTCAAACCTGCTGAACTCTTTCATGTCTTGAACAATGTCCAAGAACTTTGGCAGTCCTGTCTTGTCATCCTTCTTCTTCAAGTCAGTCTGTCGAATATCACCGCAATAGATAATCTTCGATGTATGACCAACGCGAGTGACAATGGTATCAAGTTCTTCAAACGTCATGTTCTGAATTTCATCAGCCAACAAGATGGAGTTGGTGAAGGTGGTGCCGCGAATGAAGCTGGTTGAAATGAATTCAATGTAGCCTTGTTCTGACAAACGATCCCATGCATCTTTGCGGTTGAACAAGTCAGCACAGATTTGACGATAGGGCTGGATGAATGTCTCCATCTTCTCGTTAGCGTCACCGGGTAAGAAACCCATGTCACGACTTTGAACAGAACTACGGACAATGACAACCTTCTTGTAAGGGTTGGTCTTCTCCATCACTTCTTCAAGCGCTTTGTACAGGGCGATGTAAGTCTTACCCGTACCAGCAACACCATGTAAACACATGAAGTAGTCACCAGCGTTATAGGCATCGAAGAATTCCTTCTGCTTTGCTGTCTTAGGCTGGATCGTTGCCATGTCATCTAGTCGTACACGCAAGCTATTGCTTTTACTAGCTGGTGCTGGTGATTCGCTAGACAATGCTGGCGCTGCTTTTCGTTTCGTTACCATTGATACTTCCTTTGGTTGTAAAGAAGCCCCATTATAGGGGCTTCTTAGTGGATATTACAGACTTGCACCAATCTCAGTGAATTCAAAACTGAGTTGCCATAAGTGTGTATAGGTTGGTTGCTCACGTAGCCACGCTAAGAACTTGTCCTGTGCGTCAGCAATTGTGAAAGCTTCCACATGCAACACACCTTTGAACACATTGTTAGCGCTGTTGCCCCATACATCATCCCATGTACCAGTCTGAGCACCCTTGCTGTAGTCTGTCACCTTCTGCTCAAAGAAGTTGGTGTGTGATGTACCAAGCATGCCATCAACCCACGGCAAAGGATTCTTCTTTATCTTGTAGATTCCTTTCATACCCATCGAGATGAGACGACGATCAGCAATGTAACGAATGTATTGCTTCACTTCTTCTTTTGTAAGCTTCTCAACTTCCAACATACCGAAAGCAAGATCAATGAACTTGTCTTCAATATCCACCATTTCTTGAGCAATCTTTTTAATCTGCTCAGGTGTAGTTTCGTCTTGATGATGTTTAACATATTCACGATATACCTTAATCATTCCTTCAGCATGCATCGTCTCGTCAGTGATGGACCAGCTAATGATTTGACCCAGTCCCTTCAGCTTACCGTTACGTGCGAAGTTGAGCAACATTACAAAGCTAGAGAACAACTGCATACCTTCACCGAATGCGGAGATGGTGGCAATCTTCTCAGCCATTGGAGCACCTTCAATGCGTTGTACATACTCATGCTTGTCCAACATCTCTTTGTACTGCAAGAACTCATTGTAGGTTGATTCAGGCAGACCGAGTGTCTCAATCAAGTGAGCATAGGCAGCAACGTGCAGCGCTTCACGGGCCGCGAAACCACTCAACATCATTTTGATTTCGTGGTTACGAAACGCAGGAATGTAATGGTCGTGATAGCCGCTACCAATATCCAAGTCACCCTGCACAAAGAAGCGCAATATCTTTGTCAGAAACTCTTGCTCGTCCTTGTTCAGCTTCTTGTAGTCTTTAACATCCTCAGACATTGGCACTTCGCTGTGCAGCCAATGGCTTTGCTCATGTTGCAACCAAGCGTCATAAGCCCAAGGGTAGGTGAAAGGACGGAACGCTGTAGTTTCCGTATTCATTTTATATTGTCGTGTCATAGTCATCCTTCGCAAGCTAAGCAGGTGTCACCATCTGCCAATGTTTTCAAATCAATTTCATCTTCAATACGTTGACGCTTAATCTGAGCACCAACCTTGTCAGCCTTACGCACCTTCTCGCTACGCAAATAATACAGACTCTTCAGTCCGCTCTTCCATGCGAGGAAGTGAACGCTGTGCAGATACTTCACAGACACGTTAGCAGGGAAGAACAAGTTGATGGACTGTCCCTGATCGATGTACTTCTGACGGTCTGCTGCAAGCTCAACCAACCACCGCTGATCAATTTCCATCGCTGTCTTATACACTTCCTTGAGATGGTCAGGAATGTCCAAGTGCTGCACAGAACCATCGTTGGCAATGATGGATGCCCATGTGTCGTCATCGTCTTTACCAAGCTTTTCAAGCTCAGCTTTGAGGAAACGATTCTTGTACACGAAGGCACCAGACAATGTGTCTTGACGGAATACGTTAGCGCGATAGGGTTCAACAGAAGGGCTTGTGTTGCCCATGATTAAGCTGCTGCTGGCATTGGGAGCAATAGCAGTCCAATGACTGAAGCGACGACGAACACCACTGAGATGCGCGTCAGGGCATTCACCTCGTGACGTAACCAAGATTGCATCGCCAATAACGCACTGGTTATAAATGTGTTTGAAGATTTCATTGTTAAAGCTTTTAGCCATTACACCGTCAATGGCAACACCTTTCTTTTGTAGGAAAGCATGGAAGCCCAGTGTGCCGATACCAATGCTTCGTTCCATCAAGGCACTAGCACGAGCACGGGCAATAGAGTCGGGTGCGTTGTCAATGAAATATTGCAACACGTTGTCCAACATCTCCATAACATCAAGGATGAATTGTTTATCATTTTTCCAATCGTCATAGTATTCCAAGTTCAGTGAAGACAAGCAGCACACCGCTGTACGATTCTCGTTTGTTGGCAAGAAGATTTCAGTGCAGAGATTGCTGCCGTTAATCTTCAACCCTTTGTCAGCCAGCCAACTTGGTAAAGCTTTGTTAGCTGTGTCGATGTAGATGAGGTAGGGTTCACCAGTTTGCATACGCAACTCAAGAATCTTCTGCCACAAATACTTAGCCGATACTGTCTCAACAACACTACCGTTAGAGGGATTGATCAGATTGAAGCTGTCGTCTGCGTTGTCGTCTTTCATACAACGCTCGATGATGTTCATGAATTCATCGGTGATGTTGATGCCGTGGTGCAGGTTCAGTGTACGCACGTTCTGGTCACCAGTGGGCTTACGCATCTCCAGAAACTGGATGATGTCAGGGTGGTGAATGTCAAGGTAGGCAGCATAGCTACCACGGCGTGTACGCCCCTGACGATAGGCCAATGAACTAGCGTCATAGATTTTCAAGTGAGGCATGACACCAGTGGACTTGTCGTCGCTGTTACGAATACCAACATGAACACCGACACCGCCGCCCATCATAGATAACCAATTGGTCTCCGACAAATTATCGACCAAACCTTCTGCACTATCATCCATAAAATTAAGAAAACAGCTAATAGGCAACCCGCGCTTAGAACGACCAAAAGATAGGACAGGAGTAGAATAGCTGAGCCAGTGTTTACTAGAGTATTCATAAAGTCGCTGAGCATGTTCTTGATTGCTGGCAAATGATGCTGATACAAACGCGAAACGTTCTTGCGGAGATACCTCGTCATCTTTCATGTAGCTTTCTTTGAGTCGTTGCTTACCAAGTTCATCAAAAAGATTGTCTCTTGATAGGTCGATGTCAACTTTATATTTCATTATACTGCCTTTGATTAGTGGAAAAGAAAGGAGCCGAAGCTCCTTGTGTGATGGGGGGATGGAGTTATATCACTCAGCGAAGGTCGCCGCTGCCTTGTATTACATCACGCTGTTGCCTAGATGACAACTTGTCCAGATTGTGTTGACAAATTTGTGACAACATAAGTCCGTGATCTTTAGCGACAGCAGCAACCTGCCACATTACATCACCAAGTTCTTTCTTGATGGCGATGTTGTACTCTTCAACATCACCCCCGTCCCGGCGATGCTTTGCTGCTTTGCCTACCACTTCACCAGCTTCAGCGGCTAGGTTGAGTAGGGCATATTCACGGTCTGCGGTAGGCAGGCGAAAGACCATTGCTGCCTTTTGATAACTATCGATATTCATTCTGTTTCCTTTGTTGTTGGTGTAGCAATCTTACCAGCTTCAATTGCCTCAGTGAGGCAGGCGATGATGGCATAGCGAATGAGGAAGTCTTTGGACTCTTCATCTACATGAATGACACAGTCAGCAGACCCGTCTTCGTTTTCTTTGACGGTTTCAATTGTGATGTTCATACTTTATTCTCGTCAATGCGATGATCACCACACCAATCGTTCATATAAACAACAGGATAACCGCCCATTGTGGGAGCATGGCGGCGGCATCGCCCAACAATCTTATGGTTTTCTGGTTTGACTGGTGCGTTTCCAAACTTTGGCACAAACCAAATACATGTTGAACAAGTCATACCTGCACTTCGGTTTTTCCACGGATCATTTTCTTCAGTAATCATCAGAACAATTCCTTCTTCAGTTCTTTAATCTTTGCTGTCACGTAGTGCGACAACACCTTGAAGTCAACCTTCGGATTCTTAAACTCCTTGACGAAGTTCCAAGTTTCTTCAGTGACTACATCGTACCACACAGTGTTGATCAATCGAGGGATATATTTCGATGACCAACCACCCATCTCGTTGACAATCTTTGCTTCCACCTTGTCAACCAAAGCTTGCGTCACATACCTAGATGCAATCTTCTCTTCAACAATTTCACAACCAATGACAGGCGCACCCATCTCAAGGTGATGTTTGGCTTTGAATTCGTTGCCGACAATCTTAGCCCAAGTCTGACGACCAAACTTGTTCTTGTAGTCATAGTTCTTGATGACCACACCTTCACCACTACCCTCACCATCCTTCACCAGATAGTGTGCCTTACTCAGACACTCAGTGAAGTGGTCGATACTGCCATTCTTGATGATGGCAATGGGAGCAATGACGTTGATACCAGCAGCAACCAAGCCCTCAGAGTATTCGTCATAACTTAGCAGTCGTTCTTTGCGACGATCAAACACATCGAACACATAGAACTTGCGCCATGCATCGTCGTTGTAGGTCTTCAGTGTATGCGGCACAAGCCATTCACCGTAGAGGATGAGGTCACGATCATTGTTCAGGAAGCTAGTGATGGCCTTATCAACCACCATAGCGTTCATGAAACCAGCGTTGTCATTGTCCAGAGTAAGCTCACGGTTACGACTACCTGCTTTGACACCATCGTCCCACCACACACTACCGTTAGTACCGTCCAGCTTAGGGAACACATAGCATGTCCCAACCTCAATGCCTTCCACCTCAGTGTTGCCGTAGCGTTCAAGGTGTTGGTATTTTAGGAAGCTCATTTCTTTTTCCTTTCAAGTTTCTCTTGATCAGTTTTGACTTTATGGCAAGGCTTACATAGTACCTGAAGATTCTTTATCTCACAGAACATACGCTCAATGAAGTTGTCCCATGTAGTGAAGCCCTTCTTAGGGTCTACAACAGGGTGGATGTGATCAACTTGAACGTCTGTGGCTACGAAATGTTCAGAGCATTCAGCGCATTTGTAATGCATTGCCTGCTTACCCGTCTTAGCATTCACCTTCCTACCTACGAAAGCTTCCTTCAAAGCCTTGTACTTGGGAGGCCATCGCCTTGACGCAGCACGTAAGGCAGAGGTCACGAAACTTCTGAATCGTGCCTCTGTCCACTCACCACCATTGCGTTCTTTAACGGTCACTTGGCACCGCTTCAAAAGCTAGGTTCGACATGTCGAGTTGATCATTGGTATCTACCAAGATGTTCTCAATAATACTGCATACATCAGCAACATCGAGAGCAACGAAGTAGTAATGAACATGTTCTCGATCTTCAACATCAACAACGAATCCATTCTCTGCTGTTGTAATTGTCAACTTCATGTCAGTCCTTCCACATCTACATTCCTAAAGCACACGTCTTCAATGTTCAATCGAGACAGTGCATACATCACATGTTCTTTCAAGTCTTCAACAAGCAAGTCTTCATGCGTGTAGATGCTGTCGAGTTCTGAGTTGTCTACCTCAGCCACAAGGGTTAGTGTAATCTTAGCCACGATCTTCTCCTACTTCAAAGGCCAGCAAGTATAGCAGACAACACATGGCGTGAGCGAGATGGCTCTTGCCTGTCTCAGAGTCTAGCTTTTCACCAGAGGCATAGGCGGTCAAGTGACGAAAGCCTGCGTCGATATAACGACGACGAGCATCCGGCACCTTCTTCCAATTGTCTGGAGCATACTTCTTCGCACCGTAGGTCAGCACATCAACAACTTCTTTCAAAGCTTTGAAGGGTAGCAAAGACCATTGAGGTTTGTCGTTGTCAAACTTGACACCT